TGTCATGGACCTCAAGATCAGGTGTTTGGGTTCCGGTTATTAGGAGGCTGCTTCCATAATGCCTAGTTCGGTTGATAACGAATACGCTGCCCTGTCGGCTGTTTACGGGCCTGGCCTGTCGATTCAGGACATGCGCCTACGTAAGTACGGAGGGCCAACCGTACCTGCTAAGTCGGTAGCTGATTTGGAGTACTTGTACTGGGGTCCGAGCACTTCCCTGTCGAATGCAGACAAAAAGCTGGCCTACCTACAAAACGCGACAGGAAAGACAGGGCAAAGCATCGACGATCTCACTTCCCTGTCAATTGGTTCAGCTGTTACGACGGTTCGAAATATCGTTGACCGACCAGCACCGGTAGCACTGACAAATTGGTCAAGTCAAAATGCAGCTATGTGGTTGCATACCTATTCCGGCGGGGTTATCAGTGTTGAGAGACTAGCAGGTGCAACAGGATTCGTTACCGCATATGTTCTAGGAACAGGTATTATAGCGGGATCACCTAACCTACCGGCTGGGTCGCAATGGCAACGATCAGTTGAAGTATTCAGTACCGTACCTGTTACAGTAACGTTTGCACCGGGATCGGGTGGATATCCAACTGGACAACAAATCCCCGCCAATGTTTGGACAACCATTCGCAACAATTTCATTGGTAGTGGATCAGCTCAATTCGTGATGGCATTCCAACTAATAGCGGCTAGTGATCCGGGACTGGGAATCCTGACACAACTACGACACGCAATGCTGGTGCAGGACACGTCAACATGGCGAACCAATCAGGCTATCAACCCTGGTTACGAGAGTGGTACAGCTAACTGCTTTTTCTCTACCAATGGTGTAAACTATCCTATTACTGCTGATACTACAGCACCAATATCAGGAACTAGATCAGCAACAGCTATTCGTGCTGGAACACTAAACAGTACTCTGGCCCAGATAATGTGTTCATCTGGTGCTGCTAAGTTCCCAGTAGTAGAGGGACAATCTGTTACAGGCGGTGTATCGGTTAAATCTAATGTTACCGATACACAAATCAGTACTCGATGGTATTGGTATGATGCAGCCGTTGTACTGACGCAGGGACCGGGAACTGTTAAGGTAACCAATATGGTTGCTGGTCAAGTTTATCGTGTGGCTGATACTACAGTAGTACCTCCTGGAACAGTAAATGCATACTTTGTTGTTAGTGTAATTACTGGTTCAGGTGGAAACTGCGCTCTCGGTAACCAAGTATGGATTGACCAACTCACACTAGAAAATGCTGTCTCTGATGGAAGTTGGGTCGATCCTAAGAACGGTTGGACCGGAACTGTTGACGCCAGTACGAGTGTTGTTGCCACGAAACAAATTGCCTATGCCGATGGTGGGTCGCTAGGTTGGGCTTGGGAAGGTGCGGCGAATGCCAGCCCTAGTACCGGACCGGTTAGTTACGTTCCTGACAGGGTGAACCTAGCGACTAACCCTGGTTATGAGAGCGGCACTAACAGTATTCAAACCGGGAGCATTCCTACCTACGTATTGTCTGCCGATACCGTATCTCCTATCGGTGGTAGCAGGTCAGCACTATTCACGAAATCAGCGACAGTATCATCGACTATTGCACAGGTGTTGTGTAATATCGGTGCGGTAAACGTCAAGATACCGGTAACAGAGGGTCAACCGATCACCGGCGGATTGTCCATCAAAACAGATACCGCTAATGCACAGGTTACTACTAGATGGTTTTGGTATGATTCCGGATCGGTATTGACACAGGGAGCGGCAACCACTAGATACACCGGAATGGTAGCCGGGCAGGTGTATCGAGTAACCGAAACCGGTACTCCCCCACCGGGAACTGTAACAGCATATTTCTGTGTCACTGTAGTGATGGGTAGCGGTAATACAGTTGGTGGAGAAAAGGCGTGGGCCGACTACCTTACACTCGAAAACGGAACCACTGATGGGAGTTGGTTCTGATGTTTAATCGAGACCCTATGTCGGAGATTGGTGAACGAATTAAGCGCAAGACTGAGGAAGATTTGTCTAGTCTTGCTTCTGTTATTAACGACTATCATCCTAGCCTGCGTTTGCGTAGGATTCCTGATCGTCAGCGAGAAAGCCTTCAGGAGAAGCAACTTCCTTATTGCATCGTCCAGGTTATTGATAATGACGGCTCAGCAGTTCCAGTGCTTTTCCTATCGGAAGCAGAGGCAGCCCGCCCGCAGTGGGTAATTGAGAGGTTGTTTCTAGCGGATAATAAGCGACACGGTAAGGGCGGTGTATTGGCTGCTATCGAAGCCCATGAAAGAGCCGAACAAGTTTGGGAGCAGCGTAAAATAGATGATGAGACGGAGCGTAAAGCTGAAATGGCTGCCGCTCTTATCAAATCTCCGTTCCATACTTATCGCTTGGGTAAGGGCCGCAAGATGGACCTCCAGACAGGGGTGATTACCAATGGTAATGCCTAGTTCTAGCATCTATGCGAGCCAACTGATCGAATACACCAAGCGTCAGTTTGGTGACGAGGCCGGAATTCAGATCAACGACTCTGACATTATTCGGTGGGCCAATATGGCTGCCATCGAAATCTGTGCTAAGAACTCAGTTATTCAGGCCGAAGCAACCACTAATGGGGTAGCAGGTCAGCTTTCCTACGATCTGGGATTTGCCAACGATATCATTAGGATTGAGGATGTTTTCTATGGCAACATCAAACTTGACCCTGTCGACAAATCCACTTTCCGAGAGTCAATTCAAGGAGATGTGGGTTCAGCAGGCCAGCCTGTATACTGGTACGCTTGGGCGAACTCTATTAAGCTATGGCCTGTCCCCGATAAAGACGATTTTCTGATCGTAGACTACATCAAACGTCCAGACATAATCACTAGTGGTGTCGATAAGCTCCCTCTGCCGGATTTGTACTATGAGCAGATGTGCTTTTTTGTCATGTCGAAGGCTTTTGAACTTGATGAGGATTTGGAGAAGTCCACAAGTCAGCGAAGTCTATTTGAGAACAAACTCATGGAGAAAAATGATTTAGAAAAGTCAATGAATGGGGCTTTTCCAATCATTCAAGAGGATAGTGGGAGCGCCTACTATGCCTGGTCAGGGGTAGGGTGGTCTTAAATGCCTGGAACCCCCGTAGAAATCGGACCTTGGACTGGTGGACTCAAAAATGTTGCCGGATTCGGTGAGTTTATCAATGACGATCAAGCTTATTTACTTCAGAATTTTGAAGTTGATACAGATGGCTCTCTTGCAAATCGTCCGTCTATTCGCCGTGCTAACATTACGGGTTTTGGGTCAACTAGCGCCGACGACTTACGGGTACTAGGAACTTGGATTACAAAAGAACTTCGCTACCTGCTGGTAGTTGCAACTGCTACTGGATTCGTTTTGATAGAACCTGCAATTGGTGCTGTCGTTTTTAGTCACGACATGGGTAAGCCCAAAGCTATGGTCGTCTACAATGAAATCCTTTATATCGTTCCCACAATTGCAGGGCAAGGTGGTCAGGTTTCTGTTATTAGTGCTCTGACGTATCAATGGACGTCACTAGCTACTGTTCCTATTGGTACTACTTCTGCTGTTTATAAAGATCGGTGGTATATTGGACAGGAGAAGGAAACCAGGCTAGTCTACTCCGAGGTTAACGAATTCCAAACCTGGCCAGCAGCTAATAACGCTGGAATCGGTTGGGAGAACAAGCAACCTCTGAAAGCTATTGCAGTAGTTGGAAGCGATCTGTACTGCTTTAAGACTGATAGCACCTACAGGTATGGACATGCTGGCGATCCTGCCAGGGCAGAAGTCCGAATTATGGACAATTATGTTGGAGCCATCAGTAACCAGTGTGTAGCTGTCTACAATAACAACACGGTTTACACCATGTCTGGTGGCGCTGTTTACGAACTGTACCAAAGCACCTACACTCGTATTAGCGACGACCTGGATATGCTCCGTAGATCAGGTGATGATACGGCCTATTATCCTTATGGTGTGTCGGTTTTTCGAGACAGGCTATTTGTACGGTTTTACAGTCATATGTATGTCCTTAATTTGAAGACCCAGCGATGGAGCGAATGGACCTCTCTTAGGAATTTTTCCAACGTAATCTGTATGCCTGGTGCTGTAAGTCCTGGCTCAGAGATTGGATACGCTGCGTCTATCGAAGACACTCACGGTGAAAAGTTTTTGTATTATACGCAGGACAGTAGGATCATCGGAGTCGCAGATAACCCGACAAATTCTAATGACAAAGAAGGATTCATCTGTAAACTGATTACGAAATCGTTCGATTTTGCCACTCCCACGTATTACAAGACTATTCTGATGGGTGGGCTTTCTGTCGCCTGTTCTTCTACCGTTACGGTTTCAGCAATTGTGCCAGGAAGTCAGATCATAGATGTCCTGTCGTGGGGAGAGGCTTTCGTCCAATACACCTGGGGTTCTGCCTACGATTTAGGTGTAACCTGGGGCACCAATGTGACCTCAGATGGCGACATTTTGATGAAAACCGTCATCCCTCCGACAGATAATGCTGCCTTCGGGCGTAAATTGCTCAAATGCCTAGGGAAATTCCGTTATCGACAGGTGCAATTCATCATTGAAATCCCTGCGGCGACCAATGACAAGGCTAGTTTCTCTGTCAGACTTTACAATTTGACAGTTTACGCCCTTCAAAAGCAGACAGTCGTTAAATCGGTGACACCTTGACCGGTCCATATGACATTTTACGTTCTCAGATTGAGACAATGGGCCTTAAAAAGCCTGATGCCTACAATCCCTACGCTGCCGGTCCCAAAGTTTATGAGGGAAACTCCGGTGCTCCTAATTCTGGCCCGACCAGCGATAAAGCTGGCTATCTGAAAAGGGATGCGATGGCCCGAGCTAGAAAA